CCCCGACATCGAAATGTATATCTACCCGAAGCCGCTGCGGCTGTTGGAGTGGCATTTCATTTCGGTTGAAAAGCTGACCGAGCCCGCTCAGTTGGCGACGCCGCTGACATTCCCGCCGGGCTATCTGCGGGCGTTCCGCTATAATCTTGCGTGCGAGATTGCGCCGGAGTTCGGCGTCGAGCCATCCGCGCAGGTGCAACGGATCGCGATGTATAGCAAGCGCAATCTGAAGCGCATCAACAACCCCGACGACATCATGGCGCTGCCTTACAGCATTGTCGGCACACGTCAGCGCTATAACATCTACGCTGGAAACTACTAATGAAGACGCCGATCCTCGGCTCCAGCTATGTCCTGCGCAGTCCTAATGCGGCTGACAGCCGCATGGTCAATCTCTATCCTGAGATTGTGCCGGAGGGCGGCAAAGAGGCCGCTTGGCTTCAGCGCGCGCCGGGGCTCCGTCAGCTCGCCGTGTTTCCGACCGGCCCCGTGCGTGGGCTCTGGCAGTATGGCGACTATGGCTACGCCGTCGCGGGCACCAAGCTATATCGCGTCGATACGGACTGGACTTACCACGAACTCGGCACAGTAGCCGGCGCAGGCCCGGTCAACATGGTCGATAACGGCACGCAGCTATTCATCGCTGCGGGCGCTAACGGCTACATCTACAACAACACCAACGTAACGCTGAGCTGCAACACGACCAACGGTTCGCCCACTGTTACGACCGCTGACACATCTCTTATATGGGTCGGCCTTCCTGTCACGGGCTCGGGCATTCCGGCCAGCACGACGGTCTCCAGTATTACGGACGGAACGACTTTTGTTCTGTCGGCCAACGCTACGGCTACGGCTACGGTCGATTTGACGTTCTTGCCGCTGTTTAGCGACATCACAGACCCTGATTTTCCGGGCGCGATTGGCGTCGGATTTATCGACGGCTATTTCGTATTCAACGAACCGAACAGCCAAAAATTCTGGGTCACCGCGCCCTATAACGGCCTGTCCATCGACGCGCTGGACTTCGCCAGCGCGGAAGGCTCGCCGGACAATCTGGTCACGCTGATTGTCGACCACCGCGAGATCTGGCTGTTTGGCGTCAACACCGTCGAAGTCTGGTATAACGCCGGCACGCCTGACTTTCCGCTCGCGCGTATTCAGGGTGCGTTTAATGAAATAGGTTGCCTCGCCGCCTATTCGGTCGCCAAACTCGACAATGGTCTGTTCTGGCTCGGGCGCGACGCGCGCGGTAACGGTATCGTCTACAGGTCCAAAGGTTACTCGGGCGAGCGCGTCTCGACGCACGCGGTCGAGTGGCAGATCCAGCAATACACCACGCTTAACGACGCCGTGGCCTACACCTACCAGCAGGACGGCCACAGCTTCTACGTTTTGAACTTCCCCACGGCTAATACGACGTGGGTCTATGACGTGGCGACCGGCGTCTGGCATGAGCGCGCCGGGTGGGAAAACAACAACTTCACGCGTCATCGCGGCAACTGCCAGATGAACTACAACAACGAAATCGTCATCGGCGATTATGTCGGTGGCGGTTTGTTTGCTTATGACTCAACCGTCTACACCGAAGCGGGCTCTATCCAGAAGTGGCTGCGGTCGTGGCGCGCTCTGCCTACGGGCCAGAATGATCTGAAGCGCACGACGCAACATAGCCTGCAACTTGACTGCGAGACGGGCGTAGGTCTCACAGGCGACGACTATCAATATCTTGACGGCCAACATCTGACCACTGAGTCGGGTGATTGGCTGTTGACCGAGAACGGCGATTACATAGTGACGCAAAGCGCGCCTCTGGCTCCGGGCGTCAATCCGCAGGTCATGCTGCGCTGGTCGGATGACGGTGGTCATACATGGTCAAACGAGCATTGGAAGTCGATGGGCCGCGTCGGGCAATACGGCTACCGAACCATCTGGCGGCGGCTTGGCATGACTTTGAAAATCCGCGACCGCGTGTATGAGGTGTCAGGGACCGATCCGGTCAAGATCGCGATCATGGGCGCTGAACTTATATTGAGCCCAACGAATGCCTGATATTGCGAACAATACACAGATCCCGGCGGCGCGTGTTCCGATATGGGATAAGCTGACTAATTTCGTCACCCGCGAATGGTATAGGTGGTTTTATAACACCTACATCGCGGTCGAGGCTGGCCGGCGGTATGGCTCATTTTACAGCACGACGACGTTCACGCCCGCTGCGACAAATACGGCCTACGCGTTGACCTTTGACCAAACATATACACGCGCTGACGGATCCAACGTAGTCTACGGCGTCTATATCGGGACGCCATCGTCGAGAATATATGTAGACAACATAGCTACGTATAATTTTCAGTTTTCGGCGCAACTCAGGCAGACTTCTGGCGGCACGCATAACATTTATATCTGGCCCCGCGTGAACGGCGTCAACGTCGATGACTCCGCCACGCAGATTACGATGAGCAGCGGCGCAAATGCGGCTACTGTCGCCGCGTGGAATTTCGTGCTAAATCTTCAGGCGGGCGATTATTTTGAGCTGATCTATTCGGTTAGCAGCACAAATATTCAAATCCCCTATGTGGCGGCGGCTAGCCCAGTCCCGGCGATCCCTTCGGTCATCCTGACCGTAACCAGTTGTGTAGGTGCATAATGGCTGTCATCACCCCCATACCCAAGACTCAGTTCATCGGTGCTGACGGCGCGCCTCTCGTAGGCGGTAAAGTCTACACTTATCAGGCCGGCACGACGAGCCCGCAGGTCACATATACGGATTCGACCGGATCGGACGCTAACACCAACCCGATCATTCTGGACTCGCGTGGTGAGGCAAATATCTGGCTCGGCGAAGCTACATATAAATTCAAGCTGACTGACGCCAACGATGTCGAGATCTGGACGGTCGACTACATCTCCGCCCCGACGACGGCCGTCTCGCCAGTTCTAACCGGCAACGTCACGATCTCGACCGACTCGTCTGGCCCGGCGCTTAAAATTACCCAGACTGGCACGGGCGACGTCCTGCGCGTGCAGGACAGCGTCGACCCTGACCTTACGCCTTTCGTTATCAATGCGGCCGGTCTGGTCGGGCTCGGGACCGTCGCCCCGGCCGAAGCTCTGGACATAGACAATAACGGGCGCATACAATTTTCAGCTAACGGCACGCCGCGCACGGTCATTTCGGCCGACGCCACCAACTCGACTATAGATGTCCGTGACGCCCGCAACCTTGTCTTGCGTGTTAATAGCGGAAATCGTCTGACGATTGCCAGCACGGGCATGACCACGCTCGCAAATGGCCTGACCGTATCGGCCAGCGGCGCGGCGATCACGGGCAATAGTTCGGTAGCAGGCACGCTTACGGCTACGACATTCTCGGGGGCTTGGGAGAACTTGCCCGCCGGCACCGTCATGCTGTTCGTGCAGACTTCAGCTCCGACCGGTTGGACTAAGTCCACGGCGCATGACAATAAAGCGTTGCGCGTAGTGTCAGGCTCCGCCTCGTCAGGCGGTAGCGTCGCGTTCACGACGGCGTTTGCTTCGCAGGCTGTGACCGGTACGGTCGCCAGTTACACGCTGACGACGGCCGACATTCCGTCGCATAATCATAGCGCCACCAGCACCAGCACCAGCTCTAGCACCAGCTCGGTAACGGATTCTGGTCATACGCACCCATTTACTACTTTTTCTACCGCAGGCTTGGCGGTGCAAGGCGGCGTCGTTGGCATCAACTACATAACGGCGTCAACAGGCGGCACTACTTCCAGCGCTACAACCGGCGTAACGGTAGGAACTACCACCACAACCTCTACTTCTACGTCTATCGGCAACACGGGCGGCGGCGGCGGCCATGCGCACGGCTTCTCCGCGCCGAACATAAACCTCGCCGTTCAGTATGTAGACGTAATCATAGCGACGAAAAACTAATGGAACTCAAAAACGGAACCTTCTGTCCGCTCATCAAAAAAGACTGCGTGCAATTAAAATGCGCGTGGTTTACATTGTTGCGCGGGGTAAATCCCAATACGGGCAAAGAAATAGACGAATGGATATGCGCTATTACGGCCATGCCTATGCTTCAGATTGAAGTGGCGAAGGAAGTCCGTCAGGGCGCAGCCGCGACCGAGTCTTTCCGTAATGAAGTGGTTGCTATATCATCGCAACCCGTCACGCCGCTCATCGGCAGGAGCTAACAATGGACCCTTTCACCTTAGCCCTTCTCGGCAGTTCCGCCGCCAGCGGTCTGGGGTCCGTTCTGGGCGCTCGCGCCTCGGGGCAGGCGTCGCAAGCGCAGTCGCAAGCAGCCACACTGTCGGCGCTCATTCAGGCGCAACAGGCCGAACAGGCTCGTCAGGACATTCTGCGCGGGCAAGGGCAGGCGACCACGGCGCTCCGCGAGGCGCAGGCTCCGACGCTGGAGGCTCTGCGCACGTCTTCGCAGCAGGCGCAGGATATGTTGCGCGGCGGCACAACGGCCGCCTCGGCTGAGCTGGAGGCGGCTCGACGCGCGGCGATTGATCCTCTTCTTCAGGCGCAACAAGCGCAGCAACGCGCATTGATGGGCGGTCAGCGTCAGGGGCTTGGCGCTCTTGGCGGCGCTTTTGGTATGCAAGCCGGCTATCAGCAGCCATATGTGTCGACGGGGGCGGGCGCGCAAAATCAGCTCGCGGCGCTCTATGGCGTTGGCGGCGATGTCAACGCGCCGGGTTACGGCGCGGCTATGCGTCAGCCGACGCTCGAAGAACTTCAGATGGACCCCGGCTATGCGTTCCGCATGGCCGAAGGCCAGCGCGCTATGCAGTCGACGCTTGGCTCATCGGGTATGCGCGGCTCGGGCGCAGCGCTGAAAGCCGCGACGCGATATGGGCAGGAAGCTGGCAGTCAGGAGTATCAGAACGCCTACGCGCGGTTTATGGCGAATCGTCAGGCTGCGCTGTCCGGGCTTCAGGGCCTTGCGGGCTCGGGTCAAGGCGCGGCGAATGTTATGACTCAGGCGGCGGGTAATCTCGGCACGGGCGCGGCGGGGATATTCGGCACAACGGGCGCTAATTTGGCCAACATTTACGGGACGACCGGCCAAAACGTCAGTAATATTCAGTCGGCGACCGGCCAGAACCTTGCCAACCTTCAGGCGCAGCAAGGCACCAATCTGGCGGCGAATGTGCTGGGCACCGGCCAGAACGTCGCTAACGTCTATTCGGGCACCGGCACCAATCTGGCGAACGTCTATACCGGCACGGCTCCGCAGCTCGCCAACATCTCGCTCGGCACCGGGCAGGCGCTCGGCACAGGGTTGGAAAACGCCGCGCAGGCGCGCGCGTCCGGCTATATGGGTGGCGCATCGGCGCTGTCTCAGGCGCTGGGCAATGTCGGGCAGAACGCGTTGGCTTATAGCATGATGGATCGTTTTGCGCCGCAGGGAGCACAGTATGCTGGCATGGGTCAGTTGCCCGGCGTCTATCAAAGCGGTGGCGTTCTTAATTCTATATTCGGGAGATAATAATGCCCGTCCGGTATGACATAGCCGCGCAAGTTCCGCAGATGCAGGGCGGCGGCTTCGATCCTATGAACGCCTTTGCGCAAATGCAGGGGTTGAGTTACCGTCAGCAGCAGAACGCGCTCGCGGAAATGCAGTTGGCGCAGGCGCAACGTGAGACGCAACGCGAGCAGGCGCTTGCAGGATTATTTAGCCGGCAAGGATTCAATCCTTTGACACAGCAAGGATTGGCCGAGATTGCGCGCGTCGATCCGTCATATTTCAGGCAGTACATAACGCCATATGCTGGTTTTCAGGCTGAAAAAGCGCGCGAAACGGCCATCTATGGCAGCGAAGAGCGCGCTAAACAGATGCAGCCTTACGCAGTAGGGAAAGCCCAATTAGAACTTGCGGGCGAAGCCGCTAAATACCCGGGCATACAAGCTGAATCACGCAAGAAAGCTGGTGAGGCTGTTAGCGAATCAGGCAGGGCCATCCGTGAGCTTTTGCGTCCTGTCTACATGGCCCGGACGCCCGAGCAAGCTGCGGAAAGATACGCCGATGCATACTCCCAGATAAAAGAATTGGACCCCAAGGCGGCGCGGCGTCTTGGCTATCAGTATGATCCTCAAGCTGTTGAGGATTATATTATTGGCCCCGAAGAGTTTAAAGAAGCTCGTAAGCCAATGATTGTAGAGCCCGGCAAACTTGTTACTATGCCTTCTGGTCGCCCGGGCGAAACGCCGCGCGCAGTGGAGCCTCAATTTTCGCCTAACGCTATGGCCACCAACCAACCCGCCATGAATATGTTGGCGCAACAGGGGCGTATGCCCCCGAGCGCGGATATGTCTGCGCCGGAAGTTGATCCGATTGTTGCCAAGGCGATTCGTAAACATGCGGCGCTTGCGCAGTTGCCACCCGGCCCCGCGCGCGAAACAGCAGGCGCGCGCATGGATTTGCGCGACACATTGGATCAAATTGACGCTAATTTTGGCGCATTGGCGGAAGCCGGCGGTATTCCACGGGCAGGCGCGTCGTCGGCAGAGAATTGGAAAGCCGCGTTTAAGAAAAGCCAGACTGGTCAGGCTATTGGCGGACTGAGCGATAGCGAAACAAACGCGCAACTTGCGTCATTGCGCACTGCTGCTGCGGTTCTTAAAGCTCAACTTCGTAAGGGTCTTGAAATGGGTATTACCCAGATGGACGCCGTCAAGGAGATGGAAAAATTAGACGCGGCCTTTTTAAATCCTGATAAAGTCAAGGGGCTTAGTGAAGCCTATGGCTCAATACAGGTGCTGCGTAGAATGATTGGAGCCGAAGGCGGAACGACAGCCCCCAAAACGCGGGGCAAAGCTGGTGAAGCGCCAAAACCCATGGGCGAGGCCATTGACTTTGGGGGCTTGAAAGACTGATGGACGTTCGGCTTCCCAACGGAACAATCATCAAGAATGTGCCGGACGGCACGACCAAGTCTCAGCTTATCTCTAAGCTGAAGGCTAATGGTTATGATGTCAGTGAGCTAGAAGCCGCCGCCAAGCCCGCGCCCGAAGTCACGGGCGAAGTCGGCTTTCTGGAAGATTTGCGTAAGAGCCCGGCTGTCGCCAAGCTGGCGAATGTTGCGGAACGTATCGCGCCGTCGCCTGAAGAAGTCACGGCGGGTATCGGCGAAGCAATAGCAAACATACCTGAGAGCGCCGTTGAAAACATTCTGGCCGCTGGCGGAACGGCATATGATCTGGCCGAATTGGCCATGACGCCAAGCCGATACGGCGAAGCGGCGCAGAAAGCGGCTGGTGCAATATCGGCTATACCCGGCGCTATTTATGGCGCACTTACATCGCCGGTCGAAACTATAGAGCAGACGGCGGCTTTCGCTCGCAAAAACCCCGTCGGCGCGGTCGCAGTTCTTTCTGGTGTTACTAGCGGCGCAGGCGCGCTTATGCCGGCGGGACGTAAGTTATTCTCGGCTGGCGGATTGGAAATCGGTGCGCCGGAACTGTCCGCTATATCGCGGGCTACCAATCCGTTGGCTATGCCCGGCGCGCTGGCGCAGGGTGCGTATCGTGTCGGCCAAGAGTTTGTCTCCCCAGTATTCACGCAAGCCGGCGCTGAGCGCGCTGCGGCCAATAAACTGCTTGAGTCCGTTATGGGCCGCCCGCAAGACGTTACGGCGGCGCTGCGTACAGAGCCCCCTAGCTTGATGGGTGGCGTCCCGGCCGCTGAACGGCTTGCGGCGGCGGGGCAGTATGAGCCTGTGCTGGCTACTATGGAGGCTGATTTATCGACGGCCCTGACGCAAGGCGGGCGCGAGGCGCTAATTGCCAGACAGCAGCGTTTGGCCGGTATTCAACAGCAGATAACGGCTATTGACGAGCAACTTAAAGTTCAGGGCCGGGCGATGTCGCCTGAAGCGCAGGCGCAGCTCAGTGCTGTGCGAAGCGATTTGCTAAGGGCGCGTGCGGCTGAACTGAGCGCCATAGAGGCCCAGCAAGCGCAGGGCGCTGCGCGTATGCCCGCTACCGGGCAGATTGCGCCGGGTGAAGCCTTGGCGGCGCGGGCGGGCGAAGTCCGCGAAGCGTTCCGTAAAGAGCGCATCACACCGCTCTACGAAGAGGCATTCAAGTCTGCGGGTAACGTCACAATACCCACACGCCAGCTCATACAGACCGCCGAAGACATTTTGGGTAGCCGTCTCGCTGACGTGCCTGTTGGCGTTGCGGCGCGAACTATTCGCGATCTTACTCGTCTGGAGCGCGGGGCTACGCTGCGGGAACTCGATCGGGTCCGTAAGTCCGTAAACAAAGATATTGCGGCGGCGCAGGCTACCGGCAAAGATCTTAGCGATCTGCATGTATTGCACGATGCCATTGACCAAGCTGTTGAAATGAGCCGTGTTCCGACGCGCGCCAAGATTGAATACGCGAACGCTCTAAACACATATCGGACAGAGTTTGTCCCCCGGTTTCGGACGGGCGTCGCGGCCGATATACTGCGCACGACCAAGAAAAATCAGCGCGGTATCCTCCCAAGCGGCACCGTAGCCAAATTTTTGGCCAATGAGGATAACGCCGCGCAATTTGCCGCGACGTTCGGGAACGACGCTGTTGCGCGAACGGCGATAGAATCCGGCATTCAGGATCTGGCGCGGCTAGAGGCTATAGACCCAACAACATACGCTGTGCGGCCGGAAGCGCTGGATAAGTTTCTGTTCAGCAACGCCCGTAAATTTGAACTTATGGGTGTTGACGGCGAAACTATCCTAGGCCCGATCCGCGAAGAAGCGCGTATGCTTGAACGTGGCTACGCCGAACTTAGCAAAGAACTGGCTTTTGCTGAAGGGGTCAAGACACCGCAAGCTTTGGTGGATATACTACTAAAAGATCCGGCGGCTATGGACGCCACGCGGCGGCGGCTTACTGATACCGGTAGATCCGCGCTCACCAAAGAAATTGTCGACCGTGGTATTCGGTTGCTAAACGACCGTAAACCCGAAGAAGTCCTAAATTATCTTGATAAGAACAAAAGCAGCATCCGTATGGTGCTGGATCAACCGTATTTTGACCGGCTAAAAGATTTGGCTGAAAATCAGCGCGCGTTGATGGAAGTTGAGAAGCGCGCGCAACGCCCCTCGCCGTCGAACCTTACTGTTGATTTGTCGAAAGTTCCGCAAGACAGGCTCACGGATCTTCGTCTATTAGCAAATGAAGTGCAACGAATCGAAGACGCTGAAAAGATGATGAAGTTACGCCCGTCAGAGGATGTGACAA